CACATTACCAATACCGCACCCAATGTCAAGTACGGTCATACAATCAGCAATATACTGGTAATTCTCTTTCCATCCTATAAGCGTCTCGGGGTCGCGGTTGGATAATTCATCTTTTGAGCCATCCCAATACTTAGTTAAATCCAACCTAAAGCCCCCTTTATCTGCTCATAACGGGCCTGCCACGTCTGTTGACGTGCATACTCTTGCCCTGCCTTGTTCGGATATTCCTTCATGGCCTCGCCGACTGCTTGTATCCAACCATCTATGTCATCTTCTTCTACCACGCGAATCAATCCCTGTTCGGCCAATGGCAATAGTTCAGGAATAGGCGTGGCAACAACTGGCCTACCTGCCGCTAGATATTCATAAGCTTTTATAGGGGCCGAATGCATTTCATAGTCACCGCCTATCTTGGGAATAATCCCTACTTTGGCTGAAGCCAGATTTTGCGGTAATGCGTCGTATGGGACATGTCCACGGATATCCACTTTGCCTTTCAAGATGGACACGTCGGTTTTTATCTCGCCCATCATAAACATAGGCCAACGCTTCGCCAGTTCTTTGATTATGTCCAAGTTAAGGACGGATGCCACGATCCCCATATAGCCCACCACGTCGTTTTGCGGACTTAGCGTTGACGCAAAGTGTGCATAATTGCAAGCATTAGGCACATAAACGGGACCTCGCGCACCCAACCGCAAAGCCCGGTCATAAAGCATTTGCGAAGCGCACAACACATGATCTGCGGTACGAATTAACTCTTCATCACCACTTCCTTGAAAATCAACGCAGTCATAAACAATCGTCTTGTAATTTATGTGTCCACAATATGCCAATTGATGCGGGGCAGTTACATATAACACATCTACATCCTTGACAAATTCGCAGTCCTGCCAGTTCTTAACTAACGTCAAATAGGGCTCGGCATCAATGGTGTCTGCAAGGGCCATGTCGTCGGCAAAAAATACTCTATGTCGTTCGCTTGCAGCTAAACTCAGCAAGTGATGGGGACGTTGCTTCATAATCTGCCAGTGCATATCTGGGGGATAAGCGATAACCAATTTACCTGCTCCAGCTTGCCAATAGTTTTGGTCGCTCCACTCGACACACGGAGGATCATTGTCCAATATGGCATCGTATATTTCCTTAGAGTAATACTGATATGTTGGGTCATCTTGCGTCTTTTCCCGATACTTACGGATTCTGTCCTGTGGGTTCATATAGCCTAAGTGTTTTACACGAATAGAACTAGGCAAAAAGACATCGTCCACTATGTTTTGCGGGATGCTTCCGCAATGCCTTAACTTTCCGTTAAAATGATATTCTGTGCCGTTCTTTACTCTAAACATACGGGGGGCATATACGGTTGCCGCTGGGGAAAAATCATCATCCCTGTAATGATATTCATCGTTCCACATATCGTAAAAGCGAAAAGCAACAACATCAATTGATTGTTGTGTCATGTATTCCTTGACAACGCCCGCCATATCAGGCTCGTAAAGTTCATCTGCATCCACCGCTATCAGCCAGTCAGGGCTTCGTGTTAAGGCAAACCTTAACAACTCAGCCCGCAATTCGCTCTCATTATCCCAAGTAGCCGTTGCTTGCGCCACATGAATTTTGTCGCATCCCAACTTGTTTTGAATGTCAAGAAGTTTTGCGTACTGGTCTGGGTCAGAATGGTCATCAAGTATCGCGATTTCCTCAGCAAAAGTCAAAGTATTTTCTAACACTCTTTCCAGATAACGATCTGATTCATTTTTAACAAGCATCATGGCTATTAATTTAGGACTATCTTTTGGCTTCCATCCCGGAATAGCTGCCGTGCTTACCCCAAACTGCCTAAGCAAATTGCCCCAGCGGGCTTTCCAAATCTCAATATCGAAACATTCACAGGCTATCTCACGGTTGCGCTTGCCCATCACTTCTCTAGCATCTGGGTTATCGGCTAAGAATCGGATGGGTTCTGCTAGATTGTTGTCTACCGGGTTGAAGATAATCGTGTTGTAGCCATCTATCGTAGCATCAGTTAAGCCGCCAGCATGAGTAGTGATAGTAGGCAGACCGCAGGCCATGGCCTCCAAAAGTGATAGCGAAAGTCCTTCACAGTTCTTGGTCGGTATCACTGCTATGTCGGACTGCTGATAGATTTCTTCCATGCCCTCCATCGGTTTCCAGATGAAACGCAGGTTGCTAGTCGTCTCACCCCATGCTTGTTGTTGAGCATATGACTCTTGGTTTGCCCCTTGTCCCACCGCTAAGAAGTCGAGTTCCGGGCATTGTGTCGAAGCACGAATAAACTCATTGCAACCTCTAAGCAAAGTCAATCGCCGGGGAAATAAAACTTTCAATCGTTCATTTACCGGCTTGTCCTCTAACGGCTTAAACTTCTCAGTGTCAACGTAGTTGTAAATCGGCTCAATGTTTCGGTCTAAGCCCGGTTGTATCGCCTGTATCACTCGCTTAGTGTTGCTATCAACGCTTACAACTGCATCGGGATTAGCAAAGCCTTGTAGTTGCCGTCTCATGAACTCCTTGCGGTAGACTTCATCGCCAGCCATAGCATCAGAGTACGGATAATCCCAATAGATGCCGTGACAGATAGCGATTGACGGATTGACAGCATAAGGATAGGCCATGTAGGTTGTCCAGTAAATAGCCAAATCATAGTTGCCAACAAAGCACTCATTGAACTTCATGTTGAGCAGGGGATTGGTATTGTACTCCCATCTTGTATCGGGGATAAGAATGAATTGTATGCCATCGTAGACTTTGGTCAGTTGGCCGCAGTTGATGCGCTTGCCATCTTTTTGGTTGTTGAGGAATTGGAACACGCTGACTTGATGCCCGCGGGCCTGTAGCATATGGCAAAAGTCTATGGTATATCTTTCACTCCCGCCGAATATGATTACATCTTCGCCGTCTATCTCGGACACCGCCTGATAAAAAGCAGGGGTTAGAATTGCGATTTTCACATGAAATACCTCCCTTAAAATTTCCCATTAAAAAAGCCCGCTTGCCTGCGGACTATCAAATATCCACTCTTATTTATGAATTTACCCAAAGCGTTCTCCGTCGCCGTTTCATCTTCACTCTCCATAGCGCTTATAATTTCATCACACGCATCTCTTAGCTTCTTAAACATCTCTAACGGCTCCACTCTAATACCTCCTTATTTCTTCCCTACCCCATACAGACACCCCATAAACGGCAGGGATTCTTCGATAATGTCAAAGTCTTTAAATGCCAGCATCATAGCCGTTACTAAGTCGTCATGGCCATTCTTACTGGCATTGCCAAAGGTTATATTCTTCGTTTTGCCTGAAATCTGATATTGATAGTCCTTGAACTCTAAAAGCAAAGGCTCAAACTTCGGATAACTAATACGCTTCTGCTCAATCAGCATGGCAAGATTGTTGACTAAAATCTCTTTCTCTTTGCTGGAGAAGTAAATATCTTCAACTTCAAGTCCACGCTTGATGAGTTGAGAGGGAATAGTCTCACCTAAACCGGTTCTATCCATGATGATTCGAGCATTGTTGTATTGCTTAGAGTAAAGGGCAATGCGGTCAAATTGCGGGTCCCAGTCCATGCCCATCCATTGTTCAATCTTGACGGTTTCTCCTAAGTCGTTGCGAACTGCCACACCGGAATAGTCAATAGACTTCGCAGGGTCATAGCCGATAACATAGCTCCTGCCGGGTTCGGGTAAGCCTTCACCAACGTAAGTAGCGCAATCATCGGCAGTTGGAAACATACAGTTGCCTTCAGGCAGAAACTGGCCCATAACCTCTTGTTCATAAATCCGAGCAGGGAAACGCTTTTTAATGCCTTCAAGGAAGTTTTTGTCCTTCCGCATGAGATAAGGGTTTTCCCATGATGAGAACTGCCATGACTCCCAAGCAGGGTCGTAATACGGCGTATCTTTTTGCCCCCAGCGCCACATATCGTAGTAGAATCCAAGCCCTCTTGGGGTCCCATTCACAAGTCCTAAGCCACCTTGACCGTTGGGGCCTCTACCCGGTGATGCTAGACGCATTTCGATATTGGTCCAGACTTCATCAAAGTGCTTAATCCTCCCGGCTTCAGTTATGAGCACAATGTCAAGCCCAACGCCTACAAGGGATTCCGGGTCATCAGCAGAACGGACTTCTATCATGCCGCCGTTGACAGTCTCAATCATCTTGTCGCCTTCCCAGAGATTGGTCACCCATTGGCGTGGGAAGAAAGCTTTTAACTCGCGCCAGTTCTGCCTTGCTAACATATAGGTTGGTGCTATAATCCAGCCATGAACGTAGGGGACCATTTCAGTACCACGGTCCTCAGACAGCATATTGGCAAACTGAGTGATAAACTCCATGACCATACAGCGGTCTTTGCCCCATCTGGCTCCTGCGGCTACCACCTTAAATCTTGCTGTACTTTCATGCACTAGCTGTTGTCCGGGGTGCGGCGTGTACTCAATCTGAGCTGAGCTTGTACCCCTAGCTACCATCATCCGGCAGTCAGCGCAAGTGTCAAAAGTGGTATAAAGCCCTTTTGACGGTCGCCATGACTGTTCAAAAGGGGAACCACATTTCTTGCAAATACTCATAGAGCCAGCGGACTGTTTTTCAACTGTCTTTTTTAACCTGTTGTTAATTCTTCCGATGCGGTCTCTGGGTCCCTTGTATTCGCCAAGACCTTTGATGTCATCAGACACGAGCTATCACCTTCTTTTTGGCATAGAAAAACCCCGTCAACTCTTAGGAAATTCCTAAAGGTTGCGGGGCCTAATCACAGAAAACCTGTGTCTCCGCAATCTGGTACGGGTTTCATCAGGCATCACCTCCTAAACCTCAGCCTTTGCCCCTACCATTGAGCCATCAGTGTTCCTAAAGGCTAGTTCTAGTTTCAGCTTCTTCTTCTGCCCGCCAGTTCTGCCTTCATCGAAACTCTGAGAAAGCAGGTCCTTAGTTTCAGCAAGCTCTTTGACTGTTTGTAGGAATGCTCTGATTTCTCGCAAGTCGCCTTCTTCAAACTTTGTGGAAACATTCTTCGTCAAGCCCGCTAATGCTTCCGGTGAAGTGATGATATCTAAGACTTCTTGAAGGTAGGTGTCAATCTTTGAAACATGGAAAATATCGTTTCGCTTGCCCATAGTCGCCGCAATTTCTCGCAACTGCTCAAACTGCTGCACTACCTCGGCTAGTGTCTCAGCTTTGCCGTAAACTTCAACCTTCTGCTCTACTTCCTGAGCGGCACTGATTTTAGCCTTAGCGATATAGGGGTTTTCTTTCTTAACGGCAGGCATGACTTCTGGCTCTATTGCTTCCGTCTCTTTCGATGAAGTTTTGCTTGTCTTTTTGGTCGCCATGTTATCACCTCGCCTTTAGCCGAATAATTGCTGTTGAGATTGTGCCTGTTCTAGCCGTTGTCGTGCTATCTCAAAGTATTTGTCATCAAGTTCAATGCCGATAAAATTACGGTTCGTGTTCACGCAAGCCACTCCTGTTGTACCTGAACCCATGCAATTATCTAAAACTATTTCGCCTTCGTTGGTGTAGGTCTTTATAAGGTATTCAAAGAGTGCTACAGGTTTTTGGGTTGGGTGAAGGTGGCCCTTCCCGCTTGGGTTGGCGAAGTGTAAAATACTGTCTTGCCAGCCTGTGTGTGTAGTTTTGTGTTCTAGTTTTCCCGCAACACCTAAACAATGTTGCTCGCTATTTCGCGCCCGCTCTCGTCCGCTTTTTATGGGCGTTTCGAGTTTGACAAGGTTCTGCTGGTTGTAGACGGGCTGTTTGTGATAAAAAACAAGTATGTCCTCGTGCTTTTTCATGGGCATTATTTTAGCATTTTGAAACCCGCTTGGTTTCGATTTTGTCCACACGTAGCCATACCTAAACATTTTCGGGTTGCTCATAACCAGCGCGCTCGTAAACGGCTGGCTTGCAGTCAACACTATCGCACCGTTATCCTTGATAATACGCTCATACTGCTCCCACAATGGCTCAAAAGGAATTATCGTGTCCCACTTACAAGCGGTAGTGCCTAACCGTATGGAAGGTCACATAAAATCATATCCACACTTTTTTCAGGTATATCTTTCATAACTTCTAAACAGTCGCCATGTATGACTTTATTTAAAAACCGTTCCATACTCATAGCATCACCCCCCCCGAACAAAATAAAAAAGCACCTATACAAAATAGGTACTTTCAGTGTTTGTTTTGTTTTTAAATTTTTCCCATTCTTCTTGCGTCATGTCGCATTTTGCTCTATTTTCAAACCAAGTCAGAATTTGAAGATTTTCAATGTCGTATGTTCCACCTTTGGAAATCGGAATTTTATGATCTAATGAAGGAGAAGCCCATTTATCTTTACCATTAGTAATCCATGTATTGTAAACTTTATTGAATTGTTCATCGTAATAAAACTTCTTAATAAAAGCGATGTATTTTTCAGTATTAAAGTGTTTACTCACTCTTTCTCTTGCTAACATTCTATTTAAATATTTCACTTTTTCTATATCTTCAAATTCGCTGTAAAACTCCACATCAACATCATATTTTATATGACCAACCATGTTTTTTATTACGTGATCCCTAGTCATTTTCTTACCCTCGGACCAGACTTTTCTACCTTTTGTTGCTTTACTTATTTTCTCTTTATGTTCTTTTGTGAAAGGTTTTCTTATTCTTTCTTTTTGAGTTATTTCAACATCATTCTTAACTAAAATCCTTTTTATTCTATGGTGATTAGTATTGAATTTTTCCGCAATCATCCTAAGTGTCCATTTATCTTTTGCGTACAACTCAATGATTTTCTTTTCGTCCAATTTTATCCCACCTACTAAATGATATATATTAATTATATCACAAAATAAGTGGTAATTGCACCAATTCTAAACAGTCACCGCAAATTATCTGATTAAGCCATTTGTCCATATCTCCACCACCTAGTCGTCTAATATCGGCCTACGCTCGATAAATTCCTCAATTGCCAATCGCTTTGCATCGTTGAACGTCAAAGGACTGCTCAAACTCTTGTTCATGTGACGAACCACCATCTTAAAGGCTTCTGCTAAATCGTTTGGAACCTCAAATCTCCACCAGACAAACTCTCCTTTGTGCCAAATCTTGGGACGACCTCTGTTGCCCTTAGAATTAGGCAGTTTGCCGTCTCTGAGGAAAGCATCTACTGGCTTCCTGGGCACGATAAATTTATTCTGAGCGTATTCGATAACCGGAAAAGGAAAGTCGCCAGCTCGTATTTTGTCGTACAATTCTCCTGTTTTTGTAATTCCCAGCATCTCGCAAACCTCGGGGACTGTGTAAGTTTTAACCTTTTTGGTCGCCATAGTATCACCTCCTGATAAAAGGGCTTACCAAAACAAAAGCTACCGACAAAAAGCCGATAGCCTTTGGTTTGACAATTAATCTTAGGCATCACGCATCACGCATTGAACTTCACGCGCGCGTGATAAACAAGCAGGCAGCGCGTGACACGCTGCCGTTACCTTTTGTGCGCATGGTACATAGGCAAATGATGGTTGTTTACGGGTACTCAAAAACCGAGATAATGCAGGCACTTCCTCGGCAACCATCCATGAGCACCCGGCAACCAATAGGCGAATAACAGTAACCACGTTACCGACAATCACTGCTATTCGACATACCCCTATCGTTGCAATATAGTCAAATCCCGCCTTCCCTGAGTACGCAGGTCTAAACTGGGCATG